CCTATTTTTTGGCTTCTAATAGTGGTATTATATGCCAAAGAATAGGTATTGTAAAGGTGTTTTAAAAAGAATTTTACATTATTCTCCCAGTATTTATTTGTTCCATTATCATTATTACAATTTATTGGGGCATAATGTATGGCTAAAAAATGAATAAATGTACTTGGTTGCCCTACAGCAAGCCAATTACGGTATTGGTGCATAACCGTGTTCTTGCAAGCATTTCTGGGGCTTGTATGGGCATATTTAACCATAATGCCATAAGGGTGAGATTTTGAGTTCTCAGCCTTCCCGATTGCCGTTGCAAGCTGATCTACTGTGTACGCATGAACCAAAGAACATGACCCCAAAATAACCAAGCCAGTGATCCCCAAGGTAAACAGAATCTTCTTGGTTGGGCTCATCTCTGGGGGATGGTCGAATACTTCGGGAGGGTTTCCCTTTAAGATTTTTCGGATGCTTCGGTATGCTCTTGCGTCGTTTTGGCGTATGTTCATTTTAAATACCTCTTACATTTTGGACAGCTTTTGGGTTTATTTGGTTTCTTTACTTTTGGCTTCCATTCATATCCACAAGTACATTTCATATGTTTAACCTCCATTGATTGAAGCATATCATCATCATCATCATAAGTCAAGAAGATATTTTAACTATCTTCGCCAGCCGTCCTTCCAGCCTTTTAATCTTCCAAAGCATTTCCCTATACTCTCGACGAGAAATAACACAGACAAATTGACCAAAATACTTGGCTGGCAATTTAATGCCGGATGTTTTCTTTCTGTTGCGATTCGTGCATCTTGCCAATTTACCGATACGCGTGTGAATTATCATCTGACCACCAATCTATAATTTACCCAGTGTTTCTTGCCATCCGTAACGTGTTCTGAAAATATCTCATGTCCATCTTCACGAAGTAGGCGGATCATTTCAGAAAGGCGCGTAATCCAGTATTCTGTAATTGCTGTTGCGGTGTCTATGTGTCCGTGGGTTTTAAGATGTGCTAGTATTTTTTCTTTTTGGCTCATAAACCTAACCTCTTTCTGTCTGCCGCTACTTTATCCCTAAACAACTTCTCCGTTTGTTTAACCTTTTCCTTGTCCTCAAGAAATGACTTCATTTCATCTTCGCTTTTGGTTTTTGCGTATTCTTGTTTCTCTTTCTTGCCGAACTTACCGACCCGTGGCCTGTCTAGCGCATCCACTTTGTTTTCCTCAAGTCAGTCCTGCCAGTGTTGATCTGGTGGCATTACATTAATTTTTGTGTTTATAGGTGGTGGTACCTTGTACGCCTCTTGTTGTCGCTTAACCTTACCATCTAAATCAGTAATAACTGCCGGTTGTGCCATCCACAGGTCAATCCAATATTGCTGTTCTTCCAGGGGAAGTTTTAAGATTTCCTTTTGAATTAAGTTTGGCGGTTGGTTAAAGTCAATTTTGAATGGTTCAACTTCAAATGATTGCATTTTATTTAGTGAGTCGTTCATGTCTGCGCTCCCAGCTTAGAATTGTGTGATAGTGGCTTTTATACTTATAGCCCTTTGACATTATGCCGTTGTTTAGATCATAAATGCGCTGTTTAACTCCTTCATCCCCAAATCGGGTGATTAGCTTGGCGTGTTCTTCTTTGGTTAGATACACTGCAGATAGGTAAAGTTCTTTTTGGTTTCCCTTAACAATCCCTTCCTTTATAGGTGTAGTTGTATTGTTAATTACATCTTCATTTGCATTTACCGTACGTTTAACGTGTCTTTTACGTACGTTGGACATACGTGACATCCTTCTTGATTCACAAAAAGACTTCCTTTTTTCCACTTCTTCAAATAACCGAACATTAAACCAGAGATCATTTTCATCACGTTTAAACTTACTTGAAAGCGTTGTGCTAATATTATCACCAGCTATTTGCTTTATTTCTTCGGTTGTGAGCTTACCTTTAGAAGCCATATAACAAAGAATGGTAATATATGCCCCACGATCTGATAAGGACATGAAGGCTGTACCTACTAGAAAATCATGGTGATAAAATAAAAATGCGGGGTCTTTGGCCATATTACCTCAAAAAAGGAACCCCGTGCCCAGAGTGTAGAAACACAATGGAAGGCAGACTTGCGAGTTAGCCAAGCACGGGGTCAACAAATCAATCTTTGGTTTTTGTATTGGATTTATCATAAAGTTTCGTACACTTTTTCTAACTCGCAATTCAAATATTATACCAATGTACAATTGACGTCAAGAAAATTTTTATTTATTTTTTATTGCAATAAAATTTTTGGGTGCTAAAATTAAAACATGAAGCCACACCAATTAGAGATCAATTCGCAGTTATACAAGACTCTCGTATTTGTCGACGGGGGTTTTTGTATTTAACAAATATGCAAAGCAGAGTTCCAAAATATAATGGTGATCCACATGGACCCGATGGAAAATTAATGTCTAATTTTATTCCCTTCGCAGTATTAAAATCACAAAATAGAAGAATTTACAACGATGAGGTTACGAGGCCGGATGAGAAGTTTATAACGGATAGAGTTGTTAAATACCTTGCGCCTAAATGGGATTATTGGTGTGGTAAAGCAATGACCTCCTGGGCAAATTTACTTCCTACTATATAAGTATGAAAAAAATAAAAACAAGAAAAAAAAGAATCCCTGTTGGTATAAAAGCAAAGCCAGGAAAGTTCACCAGACAATGTGTTGAGATTCAAGTCAAAGAATGGTGGAGAGTAAATTGGTACAAACTAACTACTAAAGAAAAGAAAAGCCTTGGGCTTCCAATCCTTCTTAAGACAATCAAAGATCAGCATGAAGTTTCCGGTTCAATTAACATGCTCCCCTCAATCAAGATAAACGGAAAGCCCTTTACCTATGACGTTGGCTCTTGACATTCCAGATCTTTTAGATTTCCCAGATAAACTCTTACCTTTAATAACAGAGTTCAACAAGTACAAATATTTTCTGATAGATGGAGGACGCGTATCAGCCAAAAGCCAAAGTGTTGGCCGTTTGTTATTGGACGTTGGAGAGAAGAAGAAAGTCCGTATCTGTTGTGGCCGTGAGATTCAAGCCAATATTGACGAAAGCGTTTATACCCTCCTTAAAGACCTCATTGTTGACAAAGACCTTCATTGGGACGTTAAATCAAAGAACCTTGACCATATGTCCAGCGGGTCCTCAATCATATTCAAAGGGTTCCGTGAGCAAGGCAAGCTTAACATTAAAGGTCTTGAAGGTGTTGATATCCTATGGATAGACGAAGCCCAAGGCATCACAAAGCCAACCCTACAGGTTATTATCCCCACCATCCGCAAGAGCAAGGCTAAAGTATTTTTCACCATGAACCGGCTATTGAGTGATGATCCTGTTTATGTTGAGTTTGCTAAGCGCCCGGACTGCTTACATATCCACATAAACTACAACGAAAACAAGCATTGCCCTGCGGAAAGCAAGATAGAAGCCGAGAACATGCGCACGGTTGATATTGATAGTTATAACCACGTATGGCTCGGTCAACCCATGGAGAACGCTTCAAATTTCATATTTCCAGATGCTTTGATACAGCATGCCGTTGCAAGGTTTGACACCATGAGCATAGGTAGGGGGATAAATAATTCAGGTGTAGCCGTTGATCCTTCCGGGATGGGCGCGGATGATAACGAGTTTCTGGCTATCAATGAAGGATTACCACTTGAAACATATTCCAAAACAATCATGTCCCCAACCGAGAAAGCTCTTAAGGCTATTGAAATGTGTAATCGCATTGACGGCTATTGGATTATCGTTGACTGTGATGGTATTGGTGCTGATACCTACATGGAACTTTCAACGATGGATGAAAACTTCTTGGCAGGGATTCAGTTGATTAAGTTTCACGGGAGCGCACCATCAAAGGTATCTTTAACCACAACTTTAAGACAAAACCGTCCTGTCTATGCCAATATGCGGGCAGAGATAGCCTACGTGGCCCAGAAACGAGCCTACGCTGGCCTTGCATCAATAAATCCAAGACACAAGCACCTTATAGAAGATTTGAAGCATGACGTTGCCTTTGTTAATCGCCAAGGGTTATTGCAGTTGATTGACAAGAAAGACATTAAAGAACAAATCAAAAGAAGCCCTGGCAAGGGTGACGTTTGGAAAATGGCACAGTACGCTTGCGCTCTTAATTTAACAGACCAAAGATTCAATCCTGGGAGTCAACCAGAGTTACAAAGAACAGCAGATGATAATTTTAGTTCAACGCATCAAGACAATGTTTCACATTTACAACAAACAGCAGACTAAGGAGAGTTATGTCAGACAGATTAGAAGGGGCAAACGCCAAAGCAACCAGAGAAGCAAAAGAATCAATCGCCAAACTTTTAGGCAACATTAGTGACCATCACCAAGTTATTGTTATCACCAAAGACTTAACAGGTGCAACATCAACGCACGTTCACGCACAAGGCCCGATCAATGATTCATGTTTGCTATACGGTATGCTTGAACAGGCCAGAGATGTTTTCCAATTATCAACCAGAGAAGAAAAAGGATCAATATCAAAAAAACAAGAATAGACTTGACGAGTAATCATTTTAGATTAAGGATAGACTTAAGATGAAATTCACCGAAGAAGTTATAACCCCTGAATTACTTGAAGAAGTTAATCCTCTCCTCGAAAAGCATTGGGAAGAAATTGCATTTTACAAGGACATCCCTCTCGCGCCTGACTATGAACAATATTTAAAATCAAAGATGGTTAAATCATATTCAGTACGAGATGGTGATGGTAAGCTCGTCGGGTATTCTGTATATGTTTTAAAGTCACATCCTCATTACAAAAACAGCTTATGGGCCGTTCAGGACATTATTTATATTGATCCAGCAAGGCGAGGCTATGGGATGTTTCTGATTAAATGGTGTGATGAGCAATTAAAATTACTTGGCGTCCAAGTTGTTTCTCATCATGTGAAGGTTTCAAATGATTGGAGCAAGGCTTTGATTAGAATGGGATATGACTTTCAAGATAAGATCCTCACAAAGAGATTGGATAAATAATGGGTTCAACTCCTTGGTATGATTATTTAATTGGTGGAGGTATCGGCGGCCCTTTGATAAATGATATTACAAAAGCATTTAGTCCGGTAAAGTCACCGGCATCTACAGCCCCAACCGCGCCAAGCCAAGCAGCAGCAAACACATCAGCAGCGGCAACGGTTTCAGACAGCAGGGCAGCAATGCTTAATGCTGGCGGGCAAACAGATATGACAGGTGGTCTTGGCATACTCACAGGTTCAGATGTTAAATCAAGCTCATTGATAGGCGGATAAATATGCCACCAATAGTTTCCACAAATACAGACATTAAAAACTTAGTAATGAAAAGCATATACTTGAAAGGCAAAGATTCTAACCGCCTTTCATATTATCAAGACGTTGCAAACTTTTGCATCCCAAGAAAAGCATGGATAACCACAATTAAGATAGAGGACATGCAGCTTAACCAAGCCTATCTTTTCGATTCACGCGCTCAATTAGCTGTCAAAGAAAGTGCTTGTGGTTTCCATTCTAAACTCACATCGTCAGTAAACAAGTGGCTTGGATTCACAGCCATTGATCCCAAGAAGATGCAAAGTGGTAACGTCCAGCGTTACTTTAAAGATTGCTCAGACATTCAGACCGATATAAACAACGCTTCAAATTGGAATGAAACCATCCTTGAGTGTTATACAGATGATTTAGTGTTTGGTACGGCCCCGATTGCCACAGAAGAAGATTGGAAAGATCACGTTAGATACACTTCAATACCAGTTCAGCAATGCAGTTATGAAAGAGATTATCGCGGTGAGATCGTTGGTTTGTTCCGCAGGTTCAAATATACAGCAGTTCAGATACAAGAACGATGGCCTAAGGCCATTCCAAAGGCTGTCAAAGAAGCTCTTGATGCCAATAAGTATTTTCAGTTGTTTGATATTGAGCATTATGTAGGGCCGCGTGATGTGCGAGATGTTTCCAAAAAAGATGCAATCAACATGCCCTATCGCTCTGTCTGGTATTTCCCAGAAGAAGAATTTAAATTTGATGAGAAGGGTTACAATACAAACCTCTATGCCGTGCTTGAGTTCTGGATTCAATCTGGGGATGAGATGGCTTATAGTCCAGCTATGGATGTTCTTGCTTCGATTAAGCTTGCCAATGCCCAGAAGAAAACAAATTTAAAGTTTGCAATGAAATCGGCAGGTGGTGCATCTGCAATGCCATCACGTTTCTGGATGGGTAGATTCTCACAAAACCCTGATGCCATGAATTATTACGATAAGACCAAATTTACCAAAGAAGATTATTTCCAGATACCAACAGGCAATGACCCCAAGCTATCAATAGAAATGATGCAGATGGAGCAAGATTTAATAGATAGAGCGTTCTTTTTAAATCTATTTAAGGCCATGAGCAACGTATCAAAGGACATGAACAATCCAGAAGTAAATCAGCGCATTACAGAAGCTCTAGAACTTGTTGGGCCGGTCGTTGGTCGTATGACAAAGAAGATCGGACAATCACAATTAAGAGCTTTCGACATTATTAATAGCAGAGGAGTTTTTCCGCCTCCCCCCCGAGAGCTTGTTGATAAGAATAACAAGATGGATATTGGAGTTGTATTCTTATCACCTTTAGCCAAAGCGCAACGCGCGGCTGCTCTTGGCGGTCTTAATACATGGCTTCAAATCGTTGGATCAATTAGCGGTATCATTCCAGATGCTAAAGACAATCTTGACGGGGATCGTATTGTTGTTGGTTCTGCTGATTTCTTAAACGTAGACCCAACCTTTGTCCGTGAGAAGCGTAAGGTTGAAGAAATAAGAAAGAAGAACGCTGCCGCAATGCAGCAACAGGCTAAACTCCAACAGGCAGACATGGTAGCAGGTGCAGCACAGAAAGCGGCTACTGCCAAAAACCAACACGCACAAGCGACGGCCACAAAGTAAAGACAATGAAAAAACTCATCGTAAAATTAGAGCCCAGAGTTGAGGTCACGCCATCCGGTAAGACACGTACTGTCTACCGCCAAAGAATATACAATCCAGATCATTCCGAATACCCACAAATCCTAAAGGAAATGCAAGAGAGCAAAGACGCTGAAAAAAGCAATCCCTTGCCATTACTAAAAAATTAAGATAATAATTAAAATATTTGTAATAAGTTTTTTAATTTGGTTAGCATATGAGATTTATAACCTAGCAACAATGACAATGGAATTTGGCGATGATGCCCGTTGTTTTTCAGGAAATTGCGTAGATGCTGATTAATCTAAAAGATCATTCCCGTATGCCCATAAAGTATCTGTGGCAGTTGATATTCACATATACTTTTGATAAGAAGTCTTGCGGACACATGACACAAGATATTATTGGTCATCAGATAATCAAGTGGCACGACTTCGTTGAGATCAATAAGAAGCGTGAACTCGAAGCATACGGACTTGATCCTGAAATGTCTTTAGTTCCAATCGGTAAGAAAGGTTCAGTCCTTGATGAAATGGAGTATCAAGTACAGTCAATGTCAAAATGGGTCGTGCGTGAAGAACAAGGGGAGTTTATTTCCAAAGTAGAATTGTTTAAGAAGCACAAAATAGATTTTCATTTAGCAGAGCCTATGTGCCATGTATTTCCAGAGTACCAGACAAGACGCAACAAGCGCAAGGGTCATGAGGCATTGTTAGCCAACATGGAAGATAAACCGCACCAGTATTCAGTACCTAAAAAGAAACCGATGTATTTTATTGGGGGGGATGTGTAATGCAAATATCTATTCAAGAGGACAATGGCATATTCTTTGGAGGTACGCCTACACTGGTTGTTTTGGTTGTAAAATTTGATGACGGAAAAGTTAAGAGAATCCCATACGAAGCCGATAAAACCATTGCCTCTATGTTTCAAGACTTGAACGCGATTGCCCCGCAGGTTGCGGAATCGCCACAAGTAAACATTGAAGAAGAAAAACCATTAACTCCATTGGCTAAGCAATTCCATGAAGTCAGAGAGAAATTAGTACAGGACATGGACAAGAGGGTTAAGGAAGACAAATCCAACACCATAGAAAAAGAAGACATCGTAACCCTCATCAAGCTAAACCCCAGAGAGTTCCAGTCAGGAACAGTTTCCCCGCTTATTGTTGGTATGGACTACCGAGTTCTTAAAGTCATCGGGCCCACCATCCCCACACCGGACGGCAAAGGAATTAAGAAGATCATCCAAGGATTCGAGGTCATTGACGACAGCGCGCCAACACCCGAGCGCATGGTGGTGACCCCTGATGAAGTCCAGTTAAAGAGCAAGCGTTTATCCCAAGTGATTAAGAAAACCCAAGTCGTTGAAGAAATGCTACCCTGTCCATATTGCCGTACATTGAACGCATTGACTTTAGTAGGCACAGATTTTAAAGGAACGTGCGAGGCTTGTGGTAAAGACATTGACATCGGTCGAGTGATTAAGAAATGCCCATCAGTTGGTTGCGGTCAAGAAGTAAGCTGTTTTGATGTTGGCGGTAAGTACGAGGGATTGTGCGGGAAGTGCAAGGCCAAGATTGAGGTGGCGTATGCTTGATATCCCATCCCATTTAGACAACCTCGACAAGTTACGCAAAGAAAGACCCGAACACATAACCTACACATACCAAAAAGTATTCGGTATGCCCGAAGGTGAATTGGTATTGATTGACCTTATGGACAGATTCTTTGAGTTTAAAAAGCCCAACAGCATGGAAGAAGTTGGAAGCCAAGCGGTTGTTATGCACATTAAAAATATGATTTTAGGTACAGTTGACACAACATGGTTCGAACCACCAACGGAGGTTACAAATGCTTCTTAATTTAGAAAAAGGCGACACAGTAGCAATCATTGATGATCTAGGACACACGCACACCGTTACAGTCTTGCAGGTCAAGCCAGACCCCGAACACCCGACATCATTCGCAAGGTTTGATTATATTGACCATCAAGAAACCTCTCCTATGCGCCGGACAGCCTGGCCTAAACAGTTGTTGAGGATTATTAAGAAGAATGAGATTAAATCGCTAGATCCAAAAGAACAACGTCCAAGTGATTTTAGAACAGCGCAAAAGGCCGTGATAGTTGATGGTCGCACATACGTTGAGAAGACTCCTGGTGATAGACAGCAAATTCCATTGAATCCAAACGTGCCAGCACCAGTAGCAGTAGCGGAATCACCCAAGCCAGTATTATCAAGAACCAATAAACAAGAAACCAAAAAAGGATAAGATATGCCAATTCAATACACAGATGCAACCCTTGGAGCAAATGAATCTCTGACATCGTTCGATACGCCGGATGCTTTAGCACAGGCATACGTTGCGCTCGATACCCGCGTTAAAGCCGGAGGGGTTGATTTATTAGGTGCTGAGTTATCAAAAGACCCTGCTATCACGCCGTTTAAGAGTGTGGCCGAATTAGCCAAGTCTTATGTAGAAACAAAAAAGATGGTTGGTGGAATCGAAAAGGCACCAGGAAAGCCCGAAGAATATAAACTGAATCCAGTTACCGGACTTCACGCCAACGTCAAGGCCGAAGGAATTGTTAAAGCATTGCTTCCGATATTTCACGGGGCTGGTGTTGGTAATACTGCCGCAGATAAGATCCAGCAAGGATTACTCACTCAATTATCTGGGATGATGGTTCAACAAGAGGCTGCTAAGAAAGATGCTATTTTAAAAAATGAGACAATCTTACGAAGTGAGTGGGGTGGAGAATTTGACGCCCGCATGGACAACATGCAAAAGATTTGGAAAAATGTTGGTGGTGTTGGTAACGTCAAAGAAAGCGGAATAGAGAATATCCGCGCACTTGCAAAGCTGACAGGATTTCTTTCAGAAGATTCTTTGAAGTCTTTGGGTGAAGAACAAAAGGCGGCGATTACCGATGCAACAGCGGCACAAGCGGAGATAAATAAATATACTGCTGAAATAGCCTCTACTGGCGGAAAACATGCGTATTATAAAGCAGGGCCAGAAGGAGATAAAGCTCGTGCTAAAATGAACGAACTTTTTGCCGTACTTCAACCTAAACAATGATATAATAAAATTATGAAAAAATTAAACTTAAAAGGACATAGATTCGGTTATCGAACAAAATAATAATCGAAGACCAAGAAAAATATTAAACATTTTACTTGACGTCAATTAGACTCGGGTATAATCTTTGATTAACGGGATTATCTGGAATAGGTTGGATGGAATTATCCGTAAGGACTTCATCTAATAGATACCAGACCCCACCGCAGTAACAAGACCCTTCACCGGACTATCTTGGTAAAAATTAGAAACCTAATATTTAACCAAGGAGTCCAAAATGGGCGCACCAAATACAATTTACGTCCAGCAATACAACACCGCAATCTATTTGCTGGCACAACAGTTAGACAACCGTTTCGCCGGTTCCATTTGCGAAGATTTTAACTGGACAGGCGCAGCAAAGTTCTATCCTCAATATTCTACCGATTCGATGGTTGAGTTGACAACCCGTTTCGCTGATACACCAACCCAACCGGCGAACTTCGCAAACCGGATGGTGACACCTCGTTATTTCGTTTCCAGTACCTTAGAAGATCCTAAGGATGCTTTACAGCAAGCCGTTGATCCCAAGTCCGCTATGATGCAAGCCAAACATGCTGCCGCTAATCGCACCAAGGACGATTTGATTATCGCTGCATGGGGTGGTACTTCATACACTGGACAGACCGGGGCCACAGCAGTTACATTCCCATCTGCAAACCAAATTGTTTATAACCAATTCACTACCGGCAACGGTATGAGCAAAGCCAAGTGTTTAGCCGCCAAACGCATCTTGGATGCGGCTGAGGTTGAAGCCACAGAACGCTATGCCGCTTACACCGCCGCACAGTTGGAAGACTTACTTAACACCACAGAAGTTACTTCCAGCGATTACAACGTGATTCATGCGTTGGTGCAAGGTGAAGTGCGGACATGGTGCGGTTTCCAATGGATTCACTCTGAAAGACTTTTGACCGACGCTTCGAGCCATCGGTTAAATTATTTCTGGCAAAAGAACGCTTCAATCCTTGCTATCCAAAAGGATATTGAAGGTCGTGTTGATGAGCGCATCGACAAGAATATGGCCTGGCAAGTTTATCTTAAGATGTGCATGGGTTCAACACGATTGGAAGAATCACGCATTGTCCAAGTTGCTTGCGTTGAAAATGCGTTCTAATTTTTGAATTTAACCTTTTAACAAGGAGCAATATATGGCAACAGTTTCAGGAGTGGTTTATACCGAACGTACCGCACCCGTACCAGGTACGACTTCGACAACCACATATAACTGGATGACGGCAGGTTATGTGGATGGTCGTAAGAAAATAATGATGGATTATTATGTTGGTTTAGGTACTGAGGCATCTGGTACTTTAATTAACATGTGCGCCCCGTTACCTCAAGGCGCAATGGTTTTAAGTGTTTCAGTTATTTCCAGCGCAAACACATCATCCCTGACATTCTCCGTCGGTGATCTTAGCTCGGCTACAAGATACGCAAGTGCTGCATCAGGTATCGCAACGGCGGGCATCACGATATATACTGGCATGATTAGCTCTACCACAGGATGGTACATTGTCGGTACTAACCCTGGAACAGGTGCTAACGCTTTAACCCAAGGTGACGCACAGATTCTTATTACCACGGGTGGGGCAACGCTTGGAACAGGTACTATTTACGGTGTCATCGTCGAGTATACAACGGACTAAGGTTCAGCGGGTGGGAAGTGCTTGGTAGCCTTCCCACCCGCATAAATTAAGGAGATAGTATGTTCAAGAAATTATTTATGGTTTTAGCTTTAATGGCTTTGACCGCTCCTGCCTTTGCGTCTGTTGGTATACGTGTAAACGGGACAATGGCGGGAACAGCCACGGATATAAACATTGTTTGCGGTTCTGGTGCAAATACCACAGGGGCAAATCTTTCTCCCGATGGATCTCTTTATAACATTGGGTGTAGTCCTAACTTAGCCGAATCTGGTTTTGCTAATGCCGGATATGTTTCCCTAGCTTCTACAGGAGCAACAATATCTCCAACGTATACTTATGTGTTTAAGGTTTTGGATACTGATCAGAACGCATTGTATACGGCTGGTACTTTGCCAAATGGTACTCCTGGGCAAATGCTCACCATTACAGCTATTGGTTACAATCCAAACCCTGCTGGTACAAATGCTACTTATACCTTGAGCTTCGCAACATCCCCAACATTATTAAACATCAAGTTTACAAAGATTGGCGACACTGTCACTCTTATTTATCTTGATGATACGAATGGTTGGTTACTGCAAAGTTCTGGAAATAGTACAAACTCAAGCGGTTTGACAGTAAATTATAGATAAGGAAATAGCGGGGGGCAGCAATGCCCTCCGTTTTATAATATGAAAATATATTCATATTTGGCTATCCTCGTTTTTTCTTGCATCTCCCTTATACCTTCAATAGATATCTCAATAAGAAACCCACCAAGTCAAGACTGGCCTTGGATGATAGTCATAGCTGGATTCTTGGGAGTTTTTACTTTATTTATAAAGACCCAATGGACCGTGCGCTTAATTGCTATTGGTGCTTTCATTCATTGTTTCTTTAGCGTTGTACCGTATCTATCATTCACGCAATACGTTCCTCTTATTTTTTGGTGCTATTTTTATATTCTCTGCTCAAAGATAAAACATTGGGAAATAGTTTTTAAGGCAATCCAAGCTATCGTTATATTAAATATTATTTTTATGGTCATGCAGTATTTTCATAAAGATTCAGT